TTTGATTTCTTATTTCACAATGAACTTCGCTATCTCCAACAGCACCGCAATCGAGAACATCGCTCTGGAAGATAACACCGCCACCCTCACTTTTACTGGCGGTCGTGCTTATGATTACACCGTGACCGATGTCACCAACTTCGTAACTTCGCTCAGCAAGGTGATCGAAGCAGGGGAAAGTGTTGGCAAGTTCGTCAACACCGCGATCAAGAATGAGACCCTGCAGCGTATCGCTGCCTGAGTGTAATCGTGGGGGCATTCGTTATACACAGTGCCCCCACTTATTCTTTACACACATTCCTAAATCTTATTCGTTATTCTTTATTCGTGCAATCGCAGTTTATTCGTTATTCGTAACAGCAGCGATTACGATTTATTCGTTATTCGTAACAACAGCGATTACGATTTATTCGTTATTCGTATTAACAGTAAATGCGATTTGCGGGTTATTATAATAAGCGGGCGTACCGTATAAAAACGCTTAACTACCCTAACCTACAGAGGTGACAAAGCGCGAGAGTGATATAAGACTCTCAAAAAAAATCCGAGGGGTATAAGAGTAGTCTAAGAGGTTTTATCAGAGATGAAAAAACGGCGACCGTATTGGAACTTTTGGAAGGTTGTATTAGCAGGATGGATGATTAGGTATCCGAAAGTATTTCTTCGTATCTTAGGGATTCCGACAGGCATTGCATTAGTATGCATATATAAAGCGGTAACAAACTAAGAATGATTGAAAAAATCGGCGGTAAATTTTTATATGGATAAAGTTTATCACATATATGCAAAAGATAGATGTATTATTCATAATGTATCAGAGGAAGACTTTGATACAGTATGGAGGACTTTGAATACTCTGGTAGAGTTTTTAAATACGGAGTATAAATCAGAGGATCTAAGTTACTTAGAGTGTTTATCTAGTAGGGACAATACGATAAACGCATCGTATTGACAAGAGATAAATAAGACGTTAGAGTTTGATTTGAGGTTGATTATTCACTCATGGCAAAAGGATTCACAGTAAAAGCAAAAACCCCCACAGCGGGCGCACCAGTTGAGGACTGGGATTATGAAGCAATCAAAGAGAGGATGCGAGGCAAGAGCATTGTATTCTGTCTACCAGGAAGGGGATGTTCATTTACATTTCTAAAAGCATTTGTACAGTTAGCATTTGACTTAGTACAAAACGGAATGAGTATTCAGATTTCACAAGATTACTCATCGATGGTCAACTTTGCACGTTGTAAGTGTCTTGGTGCAAATGTACTACGTGGACCTGATCAGATTCCCTGGGATGGAAAACTACAGTATGATTATCAACTATGGATTGATAGTGACATTGTTTTCAACACTCAAAAGTTTTGGCAACTATGTGATCTAGCAGTACCAGCAGAAGGGGAAGAGAAAGAGATTGTTGCTGGTTGGTATTCTACAGAAGATGGTCGTACTACATCAGTAGCACATTGGTTAGAGGAGGATGATTTCCGTAGTAATGGTGGTGTCATGAATCATGAAATGGTTGATGGTATCAGCAAGCGTCGTAAGCCATTCACTGTTGATTATACAGGATTCGGATGGGTTATGATTAAGAATGGTGTATTTGAGCATGAGGATATGAAGTATCCATGGTTTGCACCTAAGATGCAAATCTTTGAGTCTGGTGCAGTACAAGACATGTGTGGAGAGGATGTGTCATTCTGTCTCGATGCTATTGAAGCAGGATTTGAAATCTGGTGTGATCCACGTATTCGTGTAGGACATGAAAAAACCCGAGTCATCTGATCCAAGGGTTACAATCTATTATGATGGAAAGATCCTTTATAAAGATTTAACTTACGATGAAACAACTGAGATGCTTGACGAAATGGCATCTCAGTTTTATGATAACAATGCATACGATCCAAACAAAATCGAACTGGAGATTAACTGATTATGGCAAAGCGACCTAGTTTTACTGGCGGGCAAAAGATTGAGTCCAAACCCAAATCTACCCTTCAGGGTCAAGGGAAGAACACAAAATATGCTGCCACATCTCGTAATAATGCTCGCAAACCTTATCGTGGTCAGGGCAAGTAATGAAAGTCTTTGATGAATACTCACAAATTCATCAAGATGACCTTTGGGTTTATAATAAACTTATTTTAAGTCGGAAACTTGGGTCCCTGTACCCAAATCCGACTTTTTTATTGTCAGATCATGTATGAATTTTATGTGTATGAGGCGCTTCGCTCGGTAAAATACATATAAAATCACGGAAAAGCTCTCTATAAGTAGAGATGAAACACCTAAAAATAGTAAATATAAGTATATGGAAGATCTAGATTATTTAAGAGAGGGATTTTAATAGATTGATACGGGATAGAAACCCCGTAAAAAGTTCTGTTAACCTAAACAGGAGTAAAAAAGATGGCTATCCATCCAGAACCAGACAGAAATGTAAGTTACATGAAAGAAATTTGGGGAACAACGAGCTTAATCACCGATTATTGGGCAGGTCGATCAAAGCCTAAAATGCTTCGTGAGATTGCAGAAGACGATATGACACCTAAAAAGCATGATTTTAAGGTGCAAAAAGAGGTTCATGAAAGAATTGGTAATGATGATGATTTGGAACATGGAACAGAACCTATATTTGGGTGATAAATAAACATAGTTTAAGTACTATTAAATGCCATTAGAACGGGTATCAGCGGGTTTTAAGGATATTAGTGCAAGTTTTCAGTTTAACCCACTGAATAGGGACCTTATTGCAATCAAAAATGAGACCGCAATATCCCGTTCTATTCGAAATATTGTAATGACTACCCCCGAAGAAAAACCATTTAATCCAAGATTTGGTTCTAGGGTATCAGAACTTTTATTTGATAACCTAGATTTTGCTACTGCAGCACTAATCAAGGATCAAATAACAAATTCTATTGAAAACTATGAACCAAGAGTAGAACTTGATACTGTTATTGTTACACCAGACTATGATAATAGCGAATTTAATATTACTATTAAGTATTTTATTATTGGTATAGATGCTTTACCACAACAACTATCGTTCGCACTGCAGCCTACTAGATAAATGGCAATAGTAAACTTCACAAATTTAGATTTTGATCAGATAAAAGCTACTATAACGCAATATCTAAGGTCAAACTCAAACTTCACAGATTATGATTTTGAAGGATCTAATCTGTCAACTATTGTTGATGCACTAGCATATAACAGTTACATATCGGCATATAATGCTAATATGATAACTAATGAAGTTTTTATTGACAGTGCTACCTTAAGAGAGAATGTAGTATCTCTGGCAAAGCATATTGGATACTTACCAAGATCTAGAAGCTGTCCTAAAGCTATTATATCATTTATTGTTAATCTAGCATCGGGTAACAGATCACCAACTTACTTGACGCTAAAATCTGGTATCATCTGCACAACCCAGGTTGGATTCAGTAAGCAAAACTATATTTTCTCTTTAAGAGATGATGTTGTTGCTCCTGTTATAAACGGGATTGCAGTTTTTAATAATATTGAGATTTTAGAAGGAAGTCTAGTCTCACAAACGTTTACTGTTAATAGTATTCTTCCAAATCAAAGATATATTTTAGATAATCCAAATATTGACACTAATACTATTAGGGCAGTCATAAGAAAAAGTGCTGAAAGTTCTGTTACTGAAGTTTTTAGTCTTTGTAAGGACTTTTGTGCTATTGGATCAGAATCTAAAGTATTTTTCCTACAAGAGATTGAAGACCAAAGATATGAGGTAATCTTTGGTGATGGAGTATTTGGTAGGAAACTGGAAGATAGTAATATTGTAGAACTTTCTTATATCGTTAGTGATGGTGGCGAAAATGCCAATAATATTGACACATTTAAATATGTTGGTAAGATTTATGATAACAATAACAGATTTGTAGATGCTGGAATTTCTTTAGTATCTTCTGATGGACCATCTCAAGGTGGTAGAAACGTTGAATCTATTGATTCCATTAAAAAGTTTGCACCTAGATTATATTCTGCTCAAGGTAGGGCAGTGACTTCATCAGATTATGAATCTATAGTCACTCAGATTTATCCAGAAGCAGAATCAGTTTCTGTATTTGGTGGTGAAGAGTTAGATCCACCACAATATGGTAAGGTTTTTATTACTATCAAACCATATGAGGGAGAAATCTTACCAATATCAGTCAAAAATAATATTAAAGATTCTTTAAGTAAGTATGGTGTTGCTGGTATTCGACCAGAAATCATTGACCTTAAATACCTCTATGTTGAATATGATAGTAGCGTTTACTATGATATCAATAAAGTTGGTAGTGCAAATAGATTAAAATCAAACATTGCAGAATCTATTGAAAAATATGCAAACTCTGTTGAGTTAAATAAGTATGGTGCTAGATTTAAATATAGTAAGTTTTTAAAGATTATTGATGATACTGATACATCTATCACATCAAATATAACAAAAATCTCCATGAGAAGAGACCTAAAAGCATCTATCAATGCTTTGGGTGAATATGAGATTTGTTTCGGTAATGGCATACATGTCAATAACTTTGATGGTTACAATATAAGGTCTTCTGGATTTAAAGTCTCTAACTACATTGATACCGTCTATATTACCGATATTCCCATGAGAGGGGGTATGGGTGAGATAATCTTGTTTAAGTTGAATGGAGGCGTTCCTGTAGTGCTAAGAAGAAACTATGGAAAGATAGACTATAAGAAGGGTGAGATTGTTCTATATCCAACCATTATTACCTCCACAGAAAAAATCAAGTTTAATACATCAATTATTGAAATCTCTGGATCTCCAGTTTCAAATGATGTGATTGGATTACAAGATTTGTATCTTCAGTTAGACACTACAAATAGTGTGTTAAATATGATTAGAGATTCAATATCTTCTGGAGAAGATACTTCGGGATCATCGTATATAACATCATCAAGCTACACAAACTCAACCAGCGGACAGTATATAAGAAACTAAAAATATGGAAAAAGTATCTCTCAATAGTCTTGTAGAAAATCTTGTTCCCGAATATGTTAGGGAAGAGTATCCCCTGCTTGTAGAGTTTTTAAAAGAATACTATATCTCACAAGAAACTTCTGGACAATCTCTAGATCTTATTCAAAATCTGGCAGATTATGTTAAGATTGATAGTTTGACAAACCTAGTAGATTCTTGCAATCTAACTGCTAACGTTTCTTACTACGAGAAGGATATCTTTGTAGATACTACTAGAGGATTTCCATCCTCACAAGGTCTTATCCAGATCAATGACGAGGTTATTTTTTATGATAAAGCAGTAGAAGATGAACCTATTGAGTTTGTTGGTAAGATTGATATTGGATTTAATGAGATTACCAGCACTGAAACTGAGGATACTACATCCACTATTGGTTGGTACGTAAGAGTTTATAACTTAGACGAATCCAAATTTATTGGTGAAGGACTTGTAACTGGCAACAATGATGGTAATAATATCAAAGTCAACTTTACACCAGTACCTTCTTCAGATATTGAAGGATATGAAGCTTCTGACCTATACATCTGTAAGATTAACAGATCCAAGTTTACGGGGTGTAGAAGGGGTTTCTCGGGGGTTACAGGACTAAAGGATAGTGTAACGTCGGATAAACTGATTTTCACATCTACAAAGGCATCTAAGCATAAGAATGGTGATGTTGTATCTAACTTAAATAATATCTTATTAAAAGAGTTTTTTAGAAAAATAAAAGTTCAGATTGCTCCTGGATTTGAAAATCAAGAGTTTTATGATGAAATTAATGAGTCAACTTTTGTAAAAAATATTAAAGACTTTTATAGATCTAAGGGTTCTGAATGTTCATTTGAACTATTATTCAAAGCACTATATGGAAAGCCAGTAGATATTGTTATTCCAAGTAACTATCTGATAGAACCTTCCAGCTCAAGATATTCTATCACAAAAAATCTTATTGTAGAACTTCTTGAAGGTGATCCAAACCATCTGCAAAATAGAACATTATATCAAGATACCCAGTTTAATATCCCAAATACAAGAGGTATTATTACAAAACTGGAAAAACTGCAGAAAGATAATAAAGATTTTTATCGTCTATACATTGATAGCTCCATTGAAGAAAACTATGATTCTACATATGGAAACTTTACTATTCATCCCAAAACTAAAAATACTGTAAAAATAGAGAGAAATCAATCATTTATTGATGTTGATTCAACCATTGGATTTCCTCTTAGCGGAACTTTAGTATTAAAAGATGACTTTAACATAGAATACCGTGTAGAATACACTTCCAAAACATCTACACAGTTTTTGGGATGCACTGGATTATCAAAAGATTTTGAAGAAAATATTGATATTAATCTAGATGCATATTCGTATGTTAATACTACATCTGGTCAAGTTAAGGTACGAGTAACAGGCGTTCTTGATAATGGTATTGAAACGACCATATTGCCATCTGTAAAAAATCTAAAAAAAGACGATTATCTGCCAATAAAAACACTTGGCGCTGAAATAAAAAATGATCCAAGATCTTCTTCTTGGATTTATAATATCCCTAAAACTTATGAAGTAAAATCTATTGAGTTGTTAGATAACACCGATTTTGCTTACAGAGTTTATTTTTACGAACAACATGATCTATCAGTCGGTCAGAATATTACTCTAGATCCAGTATCTAACAGTTCTGATGCTTATAATGGCACTGTTGTTGAATGGAACAACCAGTTTTCTGTTATTGTAAGAGGTAGTAGAGTATTCCTAAATGAAAATATTAAATATGATTTAAAGAAAAGACTAAACAAATCAAACTTTGATGGAATAATCAACTATCCAGCTGATGTTCAAAATACTTATTATGACAGAAAAACAGGTGATATTTATGTAAACTCACAATCTTTACCACTTTATAGACCATCTTTTGAAGTTGAAGAGTTAAACGTAAATAAAAGAATACGTGCATTTTCTGGTATCTTCAAAAATGAAGACACTTTAAATATTGGTAAACATGGGTTTATAACTGGAGATGCTGTAGTATACAAACCCAGAACTACTTCATATGTTCCAAGTTATACTCTTGATGCAAATGGTGTAAGAAGTTATAAGTTTATTAATAATGAAACTGGAACTTATGAGAATAATCCGACTTTGGTTTTAATCAGAGGTAAAAAGTATACCTTTAGAAATGTCATGAATCAACACCCATTCAGGATTCAGGTAGAGTCTAATGGGACAGTTAGTGACCAATACAATGATGGAATTAAAAATAATGATGTAAGTAATGGGGTATTAGTTTGGGAAGTCCAAGAAGATACCCCAGATGTTTTATATTATCAATGTTTGAACCACCAAGCAATGGGCGGTGTAATCAATATTATTGATGAAAATCAGCAAAAATCTTTGGATATTGATAAAGGAATATATTTTATTGAAAAAGTATCACCAACTCAGATCAAACTTTATAGAAGTAGAACAAATATACTTAAAGGTCAGTCAGTATCATTTAGTGGTGTCGTTATCCAAGATACTATTGAATCATATGATTATGTTTACAAAAATCTTGATAGTAGAAAGATAGAACCTCAAGATATCATCAGAAAAATAGTTCGTCATCCAGGAAATGAAAATTCTAATGATCAGTCATCAAAGATTACTAAATCGGGTACTATAGGTATTTGGAGAAATGGTATTGAACTGTTAAACTACAAATCTAAAGATTTTATTTCTTATGGTAAAATAAAATCCGTAGATGTTATTTCAAAAGGTTCTGGTTATGATGTAATCAATGTTCCTCAGTTAAGAATTAGTGATTCAAACGGTTCTGGATGTGTATCTAACATTTCAGTAAAAGGTTATTTAAGTAAAATCGACGTATTAGATAAGGGATTTGATTATATTGAAACTCCAGTGATAACAATATCTGGTGGTAATGGAACTGGAGCAAAAGCAGAAGTAGAACTTGAAAAATATGTTCATTTTTCATCTTTTAGTGCTTCTGAAGTGGATCTTGTTAATGATAGTATTGGTTTTTCTACTTATCACAAGTTTAAAAATGGAGAATCTATTCAATATGAAACTTTGGGTCAAGTAACTATTGCTGGTTTATCGACATCTTCATAT